GCTATCGGCGGTTGTGACCTATCATCAACGACCGACCTCACTTGCGCTACGTTGCTTATTCGCAAGCCGAACGACAAGACAGTATATGTGTTGCAACATTACTTTCTGCCGCAAGCCCGCATTGATGAACTTGCCGACAAAAAGCAACGCAGCGGCGGTCATAGTAACGATGAAGCCCCTTATAAACTATGGGCTGAAAGAGGACTGCTCACCGCCTGTCAAGGTGCTCGTGTCAATTATAGTGATGTTACAGCGTGGTTTGTACAAATGCGTGAGCAATATAAGATTGACTGTTGGAAATGCGGCTACGACCGGGCGCTTGCCGGCTACTGGGTGGACGAAATGACCGCTAACGGTTTCACAATGGATAAAGTAATTCAAGGAACTTATACATTTTCTCAGCCTATGCGAGAACTCGGAGCGGCGCTGCAAGACAAGCTTGTGAATTATAATAACAATCCCGTGCTTAAGTGGTGTCTATCTAACACGGGTAAGAAAGAGCAAGGGCTTAATAACATAATGCCCGTTAAGATTTCCGAAAAGCGAAGAATAGACGGTATGGTATCTCTACTTAATGCCTGGGTGGTATATGTCAGAGATTACGAAGATTATATGTACAACGTAGGGTAGGTGATTTGAAATGCGAAAACGAGGGCTTTTTGAAACAATTTTCGGCAAAAACAAAAATGCTAATACGTCCGAACAATTTCGCTTGCTGAATACCTATCAGACGTTATTTGCGCCGTTTTCGGGAAACGCATATGACATAAATACAGTTCGTGCCGCCGTTGACGCTTTCGCACGCAGATGTGCGGACGTAAGGCCTCGGCACATACGACGAGGCGAGGGCAAGTTTGCAGATGTTGCTAATAGTCGATATAATAGCTTGCTACAATTCCGACCTAACCCATATACGACGGCGTATAAATTCTATTACCGGCTCGCCACACAATACAAGATATACAATAATGCGTTTGTATATCCTGTATGGAATGCAGCAACAGGCGCCCTCGAGGCGCTGTATAACGTAAACGCAAGCTCTATTGAGCTTATAAACGTCAGCGGCGAACTTTGCTGCAAAATGACGTTTGCGACGGGCAATGTATATACTTTGCCGTATACCGATCTTATTCATATCGGCAGGAATTTCAACGATAACGATATTTTCGGCGATAGTAATAAGCCTATTACCGCCGTACTTGCAACAGCAAATACGTTTAATCAATCTATGGGGAAAATGGCCGAGCTAGTCAGCGTTGTGCGTGGTATTCTGAAAGTGCAGTCAACCACAAAGACAGACGATCTCAACCGCCGCCGTGATGATTTTATCCGTGATAATCTTAAAATGGACAATAACGGAGCGGGCGTTATCGTTACTGACAACAAATACGAATACACGCCTATCACGGACAAGCAAACACCTATCCCGACAGGTCAGCTTGCATACATTAAATCCGAAATATACGATTATTTCGGCGTATCGGAAGAAATCGTACAAAACAAGGAAACACCCGAGCAGGCGTCGTCTTTCTACAACGGTGAGATAGCTCCATTCTACGCACAGCTATCACAGGCTTTCACAAATGGTCTGTTTTCAGCTCGTGAAATGGGTTACGGAAACGAGATTATCTTCGAGGGAAACTCCCTTCAAAACGAGAAGCTCTCCGATAAAACGACCGCTTTGAAGTTTCTCGCTGACATAGGAGCTATCACAGTTGATAATGTACTTTTAGCTTATAATATGTCGCCGCTAGGTGGAGAAGAGGGCGCTCGTCGTGTGCAAACGCTGAATATGGTTAATGCAGACAGAGCCGACGAATATCAGCTCGGAGATAGTTCAGACAATCAACCGCCGCAAGAGGGCGGAGAAGAGGAGGAATAACAATGCCATTCAAATCAGGAGAACGAGAGTATAGAGTTTTCTCGTCCGTCGCGGCCATTCCGTCTAGCGACGAGAATACGCCTGCGTACCAGGTCAAAGGACGTGCCGTTGTATTTGATAGCCCTACGTGTCTTGCAGAATTTGAGGGCGTCAAGTATTTCGAGATAATCGACCGCAACGCATTCATAGGGTGCGATACATCAGACGTGATTATGAATTATAACCACGGCGGAAAGGTAGTCGCTCGCCTTAGAAATCATACACTTAAGCTTGACTTTAACTCTGAGGGCGTAGACGTGATCGCCGATTTATCGGGAACGGACGAGGGGCGCAAGCTATGGGAAGAAATCAGAGGAGGATATATTGACAAGATGTCTTTTGCTTTCACGGTAGCGGACGACGGCGAGGAGTACGACGCCGAAACTCATACCAGGAGAGTTACTAAGATAAGAAAGCTATATGATGTCTCAGCGGTGGATATGCCGGCATATGAGCAGACGTCGATTTCTGCGAGGAAATCTTTCGAGACGGAGCGGCAGAAAGATTTTGAAAAACTGGAGCAGGAACGCCGCAGAAAAGTAGCAATAGCAATGACTTATATTTAACGAGGAGGAAAAACAATGTTTGAAAAAAGAAAGAGTGAGATCAACCGCCGCAAAGCAGAAATAAGGGAACTGCTTGAAAAAGGCGTTGACGCAGACGGAAACGCAATCAACATCGACAATATCACGGAGGAACTGAGGCAGCTCAACGCCGAGCTTTCAGACCTTGACCGCAGGGCGACAGCACTCGGCGAGGCAAGCGAAACATCAAGCTCAATCCCTAATCCGTTCGTAGAGCAGCGCAACGAAGGACACGAGGCAGAGAGTTCTGAGCCTAGGGCTGTATTAGCCACGCCGGAATATAAATCAGCGTTCGCTAAGACGTTGCTTAATCGCTCTCTGACTGAAAAAGAAAGCAGAGCGCTTGACACGGCGCTCACCACTACCGCAACAACATTCGTTGCGCCGAGCGGTTCGGCTGACGGCGTAAATAATGGCGGACTTTTTATCCCAACCGATATGAACCTTTCGCTACTCGAGCATATCGGGCTTGTATCGCCTATTTTCCGTGATGTGTCTAAGACTGCTGTTCCTGGACTTACAAAGTTCCCGTATCGTTCAACAATCACAAAGCCTAAGAATGTAAAGGAAAATGCTAAGACACCCGAAACGTCAATCGAATGGAAAGACCTTACGCTGTCTATTTCCGAGATTGCGGCAACTATCCCTGTTTCGTGGAGACTTGAAGCAATGGCTGTCAAGGAATTTATCTCATATCTTATGGGCGAACTCACGGAACAAATGGAAGATAAGAGCGTTACCGAAACTATCTACGGAACAGGCTCAACAGACGATCAGCTCAGCGGTATATCAAAAGACGCTGTTAAGTACGAATACGAGGGAACGGCTCTCGACGCTATCGGTGTAGCTCTCGGCAAGTTCAAGAGCAAAAAGCACCTTGTAGGCGCTAAGATATACGTTTCAAACTCTATCATCAACGATATATCGTTCACTAAGGACGCAAATGGAAACTACATCTACACGCCTATCAACGGAGCAGGCATTAAAAGCATTGCTACATATCCTGTCGAGGCTGACCCGTACCTTAATGACGGTGACTTCATCATAGGAAACCTCAGCAGATACTACAAGATGAATGAGCACGAGCGCATTTCTATCACCCGTGACGTGAGCGGTGCTAAGCGCCGCAACGATTACACCGCCTACGGCATATGGAGCGGAGCATTACAGCCCGAAACCGTTGTATACGGCGTGAAGAAAGCGAAGTAGCCTAAAAGGAGTGCTGCATAATGAAAGACAATATATCGGAACAATATGTGATTGCGTTCAGAGCGGCGCTCCGTATCAATCATACTCGCCTTGATGATGAGATCAAAGACATTATATCAGCCGCTCGAGCTGATTTACAGCTCGAGGGCATAAGGCGTGATAAAGTATGTGATGAAGATGACCCGCTTATTAAGCGGGCTATCTCCGCATATGTGAAAGCCGAGTTCGGACTTGATAATGCCGACGCTCCTAAGTATCGTGAAAGTTATGAAATGCTTAAACGCAAGCTTACGCTGAGCGACGAGTATCTTGAAACTAGGGAGGAATAGCTATGCTATGGCGTGATATAGGCTATCTTTGTAAAGCTGTCAAAAAGCTCGACGCTATGAGGCGACCGACCAAGACCGAGTATGAAAAGCGTGAAATTTTCTGCAATGAGAAAGGCATAAAGCGCAATGAGTTCTACCAGGCTCAGACGGCAGGATATAAGCCCGAGCTTTGCGTAGAAATAAAAGCCTCTGAGTATCACAAAGAGGAATATTTCGAGTACGGCGGCGATATGTACCGCATATTGCGTTCGTACCCTACAAAAGCCGAAAACCTTGAAATCATATGCACAGCGTTGGTAAATGAAAATGTCTAAGAAATCAGAAGTTATATTCGTTGATACATCGCCCGAAGTCAAGAAAGTAATGGCAGGGCTTGCGAAATCTGCACTAAGAGCTAGCGGTAAAGTCATAAGAAAGCATATTCGTGATGATGTACCGCTTAGAACTAAGCGAATTAAAAATCATATAGCATCGTGGGTATTCATCGACCGCAAGACGGGGCAGCCGCAAATGCAGATAGGTTTCTACGGCTGGCAGAAAGTCAAGAAGCGAGGCAAGCAGCCCTCGCATTCGTCGCCGTGGTGGATTGAAGAGGGAACAAAACCGCACCTTATACATTCGAGCAAGACAATGTACGATAAGAGTACAGCTACGAAGTACGGACACAACGTAAATCACCCTGGACAAGCAGCAACGCACGTTCTTAGAAATTCTGTATACAACAATATTTCCGAGATACGAGCAGCGCAAGAGGAGTATTTGAAACTGCTTTCGGAAGAAATCGAAAAAGCAAAATCAAAAATCGACGATAAGGACTATGAGGAGGACGACTAAATGTCGGTGTTGTCAAAAAGCTTATTTACGAGCATAGTCGGTATGTTCAATGAGATCATACCCGCATACTTTGAGGACGCCGCACAAGACAACGAGCCTATATACTGCGTAATCAATTCGCCTATACGAACAGGTATCACAGACGAGGACGCAGAACTCATAGCCTTTTATGTCGATGTGTACGGAAACGATAAGCTCTTTGACAATGGAGAAGATATAATCGACGTGTGTGATAACTTGCGAAATAGGCTTAATAAGTCAATTATCAAAGCGCCGCAATTAAGCGGGCATTTAAACTTTGAAAAAGAAACGCCGCTGCAAGAGGCGGAGTTTGACATCAATCATCGCCGCCAAGAATGGACGGCAAGAGTTTTTTATTACAATAAGGAGGGCGACTAAATGTCAATAGTGAAAAACCTCACAAAAAAAGAAATCGAAAAAATTCAGATTGACGAGGGCGTTATAGTCCTTGACTATGGCGAAACCACCGAAAGACCGCTTGCGCCGTGTCGTGGCGGCGGTGAGTTCACGGCGACGGCAACACTCAGAGATATTGAGTTTGACGGCAGAAACGGCAAGACAGCAGGCTTACAGCCTATCGAAGAACAGGCAGCAAGCCTTAAAGTGACTACTATCTGTATGTCGCAAGAGAACTTAAAGCTTGCTATGCCATTCGCACGAATTGAGGACGACGGAAAAACGATAAAAAATCCGAAAATGGGCGTACCCGAAAGCGGCAACTACCTCAAAAATGTAACTATGTTCTGCCGCACTCTTGACGGCGAGTACAAGAAGATCGTGGTGTATAACGCTATGCACGAGGGCGGCATATCGGCAAAGGCAGTTCAGAAAGCCGAGGGTGAGCTTGCGCTCGAATTTGCGGCGCACTACACCGTTGATGATCTTGACGGCGATCTCTGGCAGATAACAGACGTAAGTGAGTTCACAATGCGCAAAGCAGCCGAAGCCTCGCACGCATAAGAATGGAGGAATAAACAATGCTCAATATAAAGTCAATGGCAATTTTGCTCAAAATCACAGCCAAACTCGACATTAAGCCTGTTATCGACAAGCTTAAGAACCTTGATATATTCGCAGAGGCTAAGTCCCCGGACGAGGCTATGAAACAGCTCACAAAAGAAAAGGCAGCTATAGTAGGTGCAGAAATGTTCGCCGCAATACTGCCTCAGCTCGACAGTGTATCAGATTTTCTCGCTGAGTTCGTAGCGGCTTATAAGGGCGTAAGCGTCGAAGAAGCTGAAAAGCTTGACGCAATCGAGGTAATCAAAGAGCTTATAGGTGATAGCGGAGTTCTGAATTTTTTCAGCTCTGCTCTACGAAAGAAAGTAGAGCAGACACACTAATACTGCTCAATAAGTATTATTGCTTTGACCTAATAGCAGACTTGCCGCTCTCAGAGCTTGAAAGCCTTATAGCAGCCGCTCGGCGTAAAGAGGAACAGGCGGCGAAAGCAGACATAGAAAAAAGGCTATTTCCGCTATGGCTAGCCAACGACGCAGTAAGTAAGCTCAAAGGCGCTGATAGTCCTATAAGCTATCAAGAATTTTTGAATAAGACAATAGGTGCAGAACGCACGGAGCGACGCCAATACGCACCCGAGCCCACACATAAGAAAACGGGGCAAGAGATCATAGACGAGTTTATGCCAATTATCGAGGCAGACAGGGGGCGTTAATCAGCGTGGCAAGCATATTCTCTCTTTTCGGCGAAATCTTCATTGACAACAAGAAAGCCAATGAAGAAATAGACAAGACAACACAAAAAGGTGAGAGTGCAGGCTCGAAAATCGGAAAGGCATTCGGAACGATTGGCAAGGCCGCTGTCACAATGGGAACAGCAACTATCGCAGGAGCAACGGCTCTCGGCGGTTCAGCTTATAAAATGGCTATGTCAACAGCCGAACAGGCGGACTACATAGACAAGCTCTCAGAAAGAACAGGGATAAACCGAGAAGAACTGCAAAGGTGGAAGCACGCAGCCGATCAAAGCGGCGTTAGTGTAGATAGTTTCAAAAATGGTATCAAGAAAATGACTGATACCATAGATAGCGCTAATCAAGGCTCGGCTACTGCTCAGACTGCACTAGAACGTCTAGGACTGTCTCTTGACGACCTTAACGGAATGACAACAGAGCAGCAATTCGACGCCATAACAGCGGCATTAGCTGATATGGAAGAGGGCGCAGAGCGAAACGCTATCGGAAATGACCTACTAGGCAAAACGTACACGGAAATGCTGCCTCTGCTTAATGCAGGCTCAGACGGTATTAAGGACTTAAAACAAGAAGCCGACGATTTAGGCATAGTAATGTCCGAAGATACAGTTAAGGCGGGTGTTAAGCTCGGTGATACCATAGCTAACGTTAAAGACGCACTCAACGGGTTTAAAAATCAAATAGGAGCGGCGGCAATTCCTATAATACAGAAATTCGCCGATATGCTTATAGCGGGCTTGCCGAAAGTACAATCTCTCGTAGAACAGCTTGTTCCTGTTGTTACAGAAGTATTTGATAGTGCTATACCGCCCTTATTTGAACTGGCGAAAACAATCTTTCCGATTCTATTAACTGCGATACAAACGCTATTGCCTCCACTACAAAGCATTATACAAGCCGTTCTGCCTGTTCTCGTAACGTTCATTCAACAGCTTGTGCCACCATTGCTTGAAGTTGCACAAACTGTCCTGCCGTCGGTGGTATCGCTGATAACGGACGTTATACCGATATTCATGCAGATACTTGAAACTATACTGCCGGTACTTATAGAGCTTTTACAAGCTATTCTGCCGACAGCAATACAAATAGTTGAAACAATTCTGCCTGTAATTCTACAAGTTGCGCAGTCACTCTTGCCGATATTAGTTCAAATTGTAGACACAGTAATGCCGCTGTTGATTGAGCTCATTAACGCTATATTGCCGCTTGCAATGCAGATTATAGAGGCTATATTGCCTGTATTATTGCAGTTATTTGACGCTCTTATGCCGTTTATTCAATCGGTGGTAGACAATATACTGCCGGTACTTATAGAGCTTATAAACTCAGTATTGCCACTTGTTACAGAGATAATAAACGCTATACTGCCTGTACTTATCGACCTACTTAACACGTTACTGCCTGCATTGCAGCCGTTGCTTGACTTGCTCGTAACTATCCTCGAACCGATCACAACGCTGCTTGAAAGCCTGTTGCCGCCGCTTATGGACGTTATCAAGTATTTGTTCGAGGCACTATTACCTCCTCTTGAGGCGGCTTTCAAAGCGGTATCAAGCACTATCAGTGACCGATTTAAGGGCGCATTTGAAAGTATTAAAACAGTATTCAATAGTGCCAAGGAGATTTTTAATAGCATTATTGATTTCGTCAAGAATGTTTTTACTGGAAATTGGCGTGGTGCATGGCAAAACATTGTAGACATATTCGGCAACATTTTTTCGGGTATTGGAGAACTCTTCAAAGCTCCGATAAACTGGATCATAGACGGTATAAACGGATTTATCAACGGCATTAACTCGCTCGAAATACCCGACTGGGTGCCGGGCGTGGGTGGATATAGTCTTAATATTCCGAATATATCACGGCTGCGAATAGGTCTTGATTATGTACCATATGATGAATACCCCGCATTACTGCATAAGGGCGAACAGGTGCTCACGGCCTCGGAGCGTGAAGAATATCAAGAGCAAAAAAGTTCTGCTGCTCAAGTCGAGAGTAATCCGCAGATAAATGTTAATGTTTCTGTCAATATAGAAAACATTGAAAATAAAACGGAAAAGGATATAGACGAGTTTATAGAGTATATCTTGCAAAGAATTGAAGAAATAATAAAGAGAAAGGGAGCTGTTTTCGGTTGAGTGTAAAATTACCGTTTTTATATTTCAAGGGAAAGAGCTCCCTTGATTTTAACTTAATAATCAAAAGCAAAGACTCATACAATGCGCCTGCAAGAGATGTGACGTTTACAAGTGTTCCAGGACGAAACGGCGACCTTATTCAAGACAACGGCCGCTATCTTAATGTAACAATCCCCTATGAACTATGTTTGGTTAAGCGTGACGCAAGGGGCTTTGACGAGCTCGTGAGTGAGGTCAAGAACTGGCTGCTCTCTGATAGCAGGTACGCTCAGCTTTGGGATAGCTACGATGTAAGATATTTTAGATATGGCGCATATAGCGGTGGTGTAGACATTAAAGAGGAGCTACGAAATTACGGAGAATGTTCTATAAGTTTTAACTGCAAGCCGTATCGCTATTCGTTCGAGGGTCAAACTGCTGTCGAAATACCAAGCGGCGGCGCAACGCTAGAAAATGCGGAAATGCTCGCCGCAAAGCCATATATCAAGATATACGGCAGCGGTAATATTTCATTGCATATAAACTCAGACACATTCACATTTGAAAATGTGTCCGACTACATCGAAATAGACAGTGAAACAATGAACGCATACAAGGGTCAAAGTTTGCAAAACAACGTAATGAGCGGTGACGGTTTCCCGATACTTTCTCCAGGTACTAACGCTATAAGTTTTACTGGTTCAGTAACAAAAGCCGAAATCGTGCCAAGGTGGTGTACGTTATGATACCTATTTTATATGATAAATCAGAGGAAAATTTCACAAGAAACGGCATAGGTTTTCTTACCGACGCTATATCGTGCGAAGTCACCGAAGAAAGAAACGGCTCGTATGAGCTGTCAATCAGCTATCCTATAACGGGCAATATATATGCGTACATAAACGAGGGCAACATCATCAAATGTAAGGCTAATGACACAAGCGACCCTCAGTTGTTCCGTATATATAGTTGCTCAAAGCCACTTAACGGCATTGTATCAATTAAAGCAGAGCATATAAGCTACGATCTCAACGGCATACCGATTGCAGAGCTTAAGCTTAAATCGGCTACCGCTCAAATGGCTATCACAAAAGCTATATCTGACGGTGCTTTCGAGAGCAAGTTTAAAGCATTAAGCGATATAGCGACGCTCAATACTATTGACCTTTCCGAGCCGTGTTCAATCAGAGCTGCCCTCGGGGGTCAACAAGGCTCGGTGCTTGATATATGGGGCGGCGAGTACGAGTTTGATAATTACGTTATAAAGCTACACTCACATAGAGGCTCAGACACGGGCGTAACGATCGAGTACGGCAAGAACTTAACTGACATTAAGCAAGATAAAAATATAACAGCAACGTATACTCACATAATGCCATATGCTACTTACACAGAGCAGAAAGACGACGGCAACGGTAAAACTACATCAGAGGACAAATTTGTATATCTCAAAGACAAAGTATTGCCGATCAATGAGGCGGCGGAACTCGGACATAAAAAGGCGTATATCATAAATCTTTCCGATCAATTTTCAGCGGGCGACGAGATAACACCGGCAACACTCCGCACAAAAGCGGAAACGTATTTGAAAGCACACACAAGCCTCGGAGTTCCGAGCGTAAGCATTACTGCCTCTTTTGTTTCGTTGTGGCAGACTGAGGAATACAAAAATATTGCGCCGCTTGAAAAAGTTAAGCTCTGCGATACTGTAACCGTTAAATTCGCAAAGCTCGGCGTATCAGCAAAAGCCAAGGTAATTAAGACTGTATATGACGTATTAGCCGAGAAATACAAGTCAATCGAGCTCGGTGACGCTAAGAGCAACTTTGCTCAAACTGTCTTAGATCAGAATAAGGCAATAGCGGGAATTACCACGCTTGTGAAAAAGGGGCTTGCAAATGCGTCAACAGAGCTCAAAGAGGCCATAAAAAATGCGACAAACCTTATAACAGGCAACAGCGGCGGCTATGTAGTTTTACACCCTGCGGAAAGCCCGCAGGAAATACTTATACTTGATAGCCCCGACATTGAAAGCGCCGTCCGTGTGTGGCGCTGGAACTCAGCGGGCTTAGGCTACTCAAAAAACGGGTATAACGGCGATTATGGGCTTGCTATAACAATGAACGGCGCAATAGTAGCAGACTTCATAACGGTGGGCACACTTAATGGAGCACTCCTTGCGGCTGATAGCGTACAGGCGAACGCCATATCTCAGGGTTTTAAAAAATCCATTGAGGACAACATAACCGGCGCAAAAGAAAGCGTCGAGCAGGCTTTCAAGCTTGCGGACGAAGAGTTAAAAAGCACGATCACAACGAGCTATACCGACGCCATATCAAAGGCTGAAAGCTCACTCAAAACGCTTATAAGTCAAACTGCTGATAGTATCACATTATCCGTAAACCAAACTCTTGAAAGCTACGCTAAGACAGAGGACGTAACAGCAGCTATTGAAGTATCAGAAAACAATATAACACAAACTGTAAGCACGACATACGCCACGAAAGCTACTGTCAACAATATGCAATCGACAATGAATACTATGCAATCGTCGATAACGCAGAACTCACAGAGTATATCTCTTAAGGTGAGCAAGTCTAATCTTGTATCCGAGATAAATCAATCAGCAGGAACGATCAAGCTTACTTCTAACAGGTTTGTTGTTGAAAGCGACAATTTTAAGCTCACCGCCAATGGAACTATAACGGCAAAAAGTGCAACGTTAAACAGTGCAACGATTACAGGATCCCTTACGACCGCAACTACCGATTTAACGTACTTATATGTGCACGGAAATCAGCTTGAATTTTTCAGAGATAATAAACGACTTGCATATATCACCCCTGTTGGGTATAGCAACACTTACTATCAACTTGGAATTATGGCTTCGGGTAATTATCATGGCATAACCCTAGGTGGTGCATATGATAACGGCTGGGAAACATATTATAAGTGCAATATTCAAAGTGCGGCAACTGATATGGATTGCAGGCATTATTTCTATGGCGATATTAAGTTTGGCAACGGAAAAATCAAAAGTATGCTTAATTTTGATGATAACGTCGGCGTTGCATGGGGCGGAAACACGGGGCTTAGGTACTGGAGCAACAACGCAACATACGGAGCGGGATTATATCTCGGTATTACCGCTAATAGCTGTAACACTTACGTTGTCGGAAACTCAATAACAATGCGGTGTGACACCTGGGTGCAAAATCACAGCCTTTATATTCGGAAAGGTTATCTTGATATCGACGACGGCTGCGGAATATGCTGCACAGGCACGATAGCATTTAGGTGGGTCAATGGTAATGGATTATTTGTCGGTATGGACGCTTATAACCTCAAACTTGTGGGCTCAAACATTTATGCTAACGGCTCGCCCGTTGCCGTAACGTCCGACGCCCGAAAAAAAGAAAATATCGTTCCACTTTCCGAACGATATTTAAGTGTTATAAAAAATATAACGCCTGTATCGTTCAATTATACAAGCGATATAGCGTTAAGCGGCAGGACACACACAGGCTTCACGGCACAAAACGTGCTTGAAGCTATGAAAAAAGCAGGCATTAGCGCCTCTGAGTTCGCTGCATTCGTTGATGTAGACGGCGACGGAAAAGAATATGCGCTCAGATACGAGGAATTTGTACCGTTGTTGCTAGCATACATTAAAGACCTCGAAAACAGAATAATCAATATCGAAAAGGCGGGATAATATGAAAATCAAGAAATCAAACGCTGAACTCGAGCAGAAGCTAGAGCAGATCAAAACGTTAATCAAGCAGAAAATCGAATTGCCGTCCAAAACATCATACGCTATTATCAAAAACAAAATTGCGATAGAGCGGGCATTAGAGCCGTTCGTTTTATCTCGTGATGAGATCATAAAGAATAAGGCGGGCGGCAAAACAAGTGTTTCAGCCAAAGACGACCCGAAAGCATTCAATGAGATATGCGAGGCTATAAACGAAATAGCCTTAGAGCTGTCCGAGGTGGAAATATCAACAATAAAGCTATCTGATATAGCAGAAAGAGAAATGCCTCTTAGCGCTATTGACGCACTTTCTTTTATGATTGAGGAGGGCTAACTTATATGAAAAGTTCAACAAGCATATCGCTTGATGTTTCACATTCGACAGCTCCGCCGATAGTATTCGCCAAGCAAGGTGACAGCAGCAGCCGCTACGTTAATATTACGATAACAGATAACGGCAAGCCGTATACGCTTGACAGCGGTATTACAGCACGAATAAGAGCGGTTAAGGCAGATAAGAAAGCAGTATTCAACAACGCTACTATTGAAAATAACGTAATCGTAGCAGAACTCACAGAACAGATACTAGCAGTTGAAGGCTATGTTATCGCTGAAATATCTCTGTACAAAGAAAGCTCACTACTTACAACGCAGTATTTCTATATTGCGGTGCAGCGCTCGGCAGTATCAGACGACGAGATAACGTCTACGAATGAGTACAAGGCACTTGTTGAGGCTTTGAATGAAGCGAGCAAAGCTGTTGATATAGCCTCAGCCGCCGCAAGCAAGGCGAACTCTGCCGCCGATAATGCAGACACGGCAAGAGAAAGCCTTACAGGAGCGGTCAATACAGTAATAGTTACCGCTAATGCCGCAGCAACAGCCGCAAACGCAGCGGCAGCAGAAGCAGAAAAGGCCGTGAAAGACATTTATCACGACAAGAATTTTTTACTATCAGTAAACAGCGATAAAAGTTTATCGTTGACATATAAAGAAACGGAGGAATAACAATGGCAGAAACAATAGACCTCGTAAGAGACAGCACTATGCAGGGCATAGCTCGTTCGGTAGCTGCGATTGCAGCGAACACGGGCGGTTTGAAAATCAACAGCTTTGCAGACGTGCAGGCTATCGTAAGAGCGGGTATGGCAGACAAGGTGTTTGCTATCGGCGATCAGATCATAGCCGAAAAAGAAACTGCGATAACTGCAACCGTCGGCAACACAGAGGGCACAAGCGGCATTACCGCTGCCACAGTAGCCGCAGACACGTTCATAGCGGCGGTAGGTACGTCACACAACGGGGAGTATGAGTTTTCATATAACGGCGCTGAGTGGCATTTCAATGGTGAGCCTGTACAGCTTTCGGTGTATGGTATCACAGTAACGGGTACACCGAAAGCAGGCGACGAGGTGCTTGTGCACGAAACGGCTAACAAACTTGTATTTGATGTAATTGGCATAGATCACGACACACCCGCCGATAGTCAGTTCAAGCACTCTCTCACATTGCAGCTTCACGATCTCTATCAGAACATACAGTTCGACAGCACGGAGGCTATATATTATGCTAGAGAGGAACTTCCAGCGGGAACATACAATTTTACATTGCCTGCGGGATATGAAACGGAAAACGGCGGAGGCAAAACATATCAGTTTACGCTTACAAAACCTGTACCCGCTGCGGGTCAGATTATGTTTCCGTGGGCATATCAGCAGCAGGCGTCAGCTACAAAGGTTTCGACTTATGTTAATGCTAATGCTAGTGCGGTTATTGAAACTGTATCTGTTCAGGAGGGCTCAGAGGGAACATCACTCGGAACAGCAGACGGCACCGTGTCAGACCTCAATCACATTCATCGTGTGAGATACGGCTCGAACAACTGGGCTGAAAGTGATCTCAGAATGAGGCTCAACAGCTCCGCTGCTCCTGGCGGAACGTGGACGAGGCAGAACAAGTTTTCACGCAAGCCGTCCTGGGCGGACACCGAAAGCGGCTGGCTGCGTGGCGTAGGCCCCGATTTCCTTTCTGTTCTCGGCGAGGTCACGAAAGTAACGGCGCTCAACACACTTACTGACGGTGGAGGCTCTAAAACAAGCACGGAGAAAATATTCTTGCTTTCATGTTCCGAAGTTTACGGAAATTTTGAAAATAGCGTTGATGAGGGGGCAGCGTACCCATACTATAAAAACTACTCAGACTTTGCGAGCCAAAACGATGGCAACGACACGAACCGTATTAAGTATCAAAGTAACGGAACGCCTTATTATTGGTGGCTGCGTACTCCTTACACCGGCTACGCTAACTACGTGCGTAACGTCTACCCGACAGGAGCTATCGGCAACAACAATGCGAGCAACAGTGTCGGACTCGCTCCGGCTTGTTGCATTATTTAATCAATAATCGCCCTCGATAGAGGGCGGAAAGGAGAAAGCAATGTCAGTTGCAAAATCGAAACAAACTGAGGGCAAGTTATTAGTAGTAACCAAAGCGAGAGAACTCGCCACATATACAATTAAGATATGTTCAAATGAAAAGAACTTTCCTAAGCGTTATAGGTGGTGCATTACTGCTAAAATCGTTGATTGCGCCATTGATGTGAGTAGCAACGTTAATGCAGCCAATTCTATTTACGTTAATGATGATAACAAGAAAGATTATCAGCTAAGGCGACAGTATCAGACGAAAGCTCTTGCTGAAACATACGCCTTACTAAGTATGATTGACATTGCATATAGTGTTTTCAGTATAGAAAGCAAACGTATTGAGTATTGGACTAGACTTGTAAACGAAGTTCAAGTGTTACTGCGTAATTGGAGAAAGTCCGATTACGATAGATACGGAAAGTAAATTAGGGTAATAGTTGTTTTATTTCTGCTTTGTGGTGGCTGCGTACTCCTAACACCGGCAACGCTAACAACGTGCGTAACGTCAACCCGACAGGAGCTATCAACAACAACAATGCGAACAACAGTAACGGACTCGCTCCGGATTGTGATAATGCTAGCTTAAAGTAGGCTCAATAGCTGAAATCAATGCAATCACACAAGGAACTATTATCCTAGCCGATATGGTGAAAGTATAACGTTGATGTGATTTACTTTTTGAGTAAGTATCACTATTAACAACGTAAGTTTTGTAGAAGAGATAATATGACAGTAAAAGAGAATGTATGTGACTTTGAAAATCTGTATAAGGCAATGCTTGTATGCAGAAGAAATGTGATGTGGAAAGATAGCACAGCGGGTTTCGTTAAGAACGGCTTGACAAACTGTTATAAACTAAAAGACGAGCTTATGAGCGGAAAGTACAAAATCGGTGATTATACCGTTTTTAAAATCTACGAGCCGAAAGAACGTGTTATCGTAAGCACAAGAATAAAAGACAGGGTGTTTCAACGTTCGTTATGTGATAATTACCTTACAGAACAGATAACGAGATCTTTTATATACGATAATTGCGCTTGTCAAAAGGGTAAAGGAACAGATTTCGCCCGTGAGCGATTGAAATGTCATATGCAGCGATTTTATAGAAAATCGGGTCTAAACGGTTATATTATTAAGTGTGATATTTCGGATTATTTCGGCTCTACGCCTCACAGCGTCGCTTGCGCTGCTGTTCGGAAAAGAGTTTCTGACGATTGGGCGTATGCTGAAACCGAAAGAATTATAAACAGCTTTACGCAAGGAGTTGACCCGTCAAAAGGAATGGGCTTAGGCTCGCAAGTCACGCAGCTTATTCAGCTTGCAGTATTAGACGACATCGACCATTTAATTAAAGAGCAACTAGGCATAAAGTATTATGTTCGTTATATGGACGATTTCATACTTATACATCAAAGCAAAGAATATTTGACATTTTGCAAAGAGCACATAGGCGAAGAACTCGAGAAACTAGGGCTAAAATTTAGTAAGAAGAAAACTCAATTATTCCCGATTAAACAGCCCATACACTTCTTAGGTTTCAGTTTTAGGCTCACAAGCACAGGAAAGGTCATAATGCGTGTATTGCCGGAAAAGGTCACGAGAGCTCGCCGAAAGCTCGCAAAGCTTGTGCAATTATGTGAACGTGGCGCAATGAACCGAGAACAAGTTGACGAGTGTTTCAAGTCCTGGGCTTCGCACGCAAGCAAAGGAAACTGCTATAAGCTGATAGATAGTATGCAGGAATATTATTATAATCTATGGAGGGAATAGCTATGTTTGGCTACATATCAGTAAAAGAACAGCTCATAAAAGAGCGACAGAAAAGCGCCGCACTTAAGGTGGAAAACGACAGAAACGCCGCTAATATTGACTATATAGCAATGGTGTTTGATGTAGAACTCGAAAACGAAAAAGAGGAGGTGCTTGAAAATGTCACAGAGTAAGAAATATGCTAAGGTCAAAGACTACTACGAGCGTGGTTTGTGGGATATACGCAAGGTATATGACGCAGTAGTGCACAAGTGGATCACAGCCGAAGAGTATACAGAAATCACAGGATATGATTTCGACGACGGCAAGGAGGCATAAATGAAAGAAAACGTATTTAAGGGCATTGTCGCCGCCGTCCTAGGCGGTCTGTCTGCATATTTCGGCGTAATAGCTATACCGCTGCTTATACTGATCGCCGTTATGATAATAGACTATCTGAGCGGGCTTGCGAAAGCGTGGTATAAGAGTGACCTAAGTAGCCGAATAGGGATTGTCGGAGCCGTCAAAAAGCTCTGCTATATCCTTGTAGTGTGCGTAGCGGGTGTCACGGACTGGCTCATAAGCGAAGGGCTGTCCTCGGTTGGAATTGATATAGGATTTAGCTATTATTTCGGCGTAATCGTCACAATATGGCTCATCATCAATGAGTGTATAAGCATTCTTGAAAACCTTTCCGTTCTCGGCGTGCCGTTGCCGTCATTTCTCGTTAAAATCGTACACCGTTTAAAAATAACAGTTGAAGAAAGCCAAGGAGGAGAACAGTA